AAGACGGGACAAGCACTCTAAGCGAAGAATCTGTTGAGTTGAGTAACAAAGCTATTGCTGCCATTAAAGAGATATTGGAGCAGCGCACATGATTGGACTCGACGCACTTCTGAATGTGGGCGGCAAGCTCATCGACAAGCTCATTCCAGACCCAGAAGCCAAAGCCAAAGCGCAACTGGAGTTGGCGAAGCTGGCGCAAGAAGGTGAGCTGGCAAAGATGGCCAACGACACCAAGCTGTTCGAGGTGGAGCAGCAGAACACCACAGACCGCTGGACAGCAGACATGGGGTCAGACTCTTGGCTCTCCAAAAATATCCGTCCTATGGCCCTGATAGCCATCTTCTTGGCCTATTTCATCTTCACTGCAATGTCTGCATTTGGCTACAACGCACAGGAATCCTACGTCCAACTGCTTGGCCAATGGGGACAGATCATTTTCTTGGCCTACTTTGGTGGCCGCACCGTTGAGAAACTCGCAGACATGCGGAGCAAAAAATGAACCTCACACCTCACTTCACCCTTGAAGAACTGACAGCCTCAGAGACCGCAGAACGCAACGGCTGGGACAACAGCCCCAATGACACCGAGCTGGCCAATTTGACGCGCCTGGCAGACTTTCTGGAGCAGGTGAAGGTGGTGTTTGGTGGCAAGCCAATCATGATCAGCTCAGGCCTGCGCACAAAGAAGGTCAATGATGCGGTTGGCAGTAAAGACACAAGCCAGCACCGACTCGGCTGCGCTGCTGACTTCAAGGTGCCAGGCATGACCCCAGATCAGGTGGTCAAGGCGATTGTGGCAAGTGGCATTGGCTACGATCAGATCATTCGTGAGTTTGATCGCTGGACCCACATTAGCATCTCAAACAGCGAAGACACAAGCCCACGCAAGCAGGCTCTGATCATCGACAAGGCTGGCACCAGACCCTACGCATAATTGGCCACTATAGCCACCAAGAGAGTCAGCCACAGCACGCCAAGGATGGCAATAAAAAGCCCATAAAAAAAGCGCCTAAAAAGGCGCTTAGATGTTGAAGGCTGCAAGGCACGAGCAATCCGCACAGGGCAGTCACGGCCCTGTCTGCAATTGCCGTAATCGTCGCAGCAGTTCATGACGACCACCATGCCACCAAAGTGACAGCCAAGCCAACGCCAATGGCAAAGGCCAACACATATCCAGCCACACGCTCCCAGAGTGGCTCCTCGCGGCCATAGCCCTGCACCCATGTGCAGTCTGCAAAATTACGTGGTGTTTGAAAGTTTGAGTTTTTCACGATGTGTTCCTTTGAGTGATGGGGCCGAAGCCCCTTTGGTTGATTAGGCTGCGGCTTTCTCAGCAAACAAGCGCTTGGCTTCTGTGCCTTGATACATGTATTCATCAGAGCCATAAGCTGGATCGATTTCATCCCAAAATGTTGGAGATAAAAACTTACCAGACTGAAGGGCGGTATTAACACGAGAAACCAAGCGCTCGGCTTTGGCAGATGCTTCTTGACGCAGATCGGGAAAATAAGAATCGCCAGACTCTGGGCAAACAACTTCTTGAGTGCCATTAAAAATGGCTTGATGACGAAAGCGACGACCAGCTGCGTTTTCGATGATTACGTAATACTGCTCTGCGATGAATGGATGACCATCGCATGAGTATCCTGCATTGAAAAGATCAGATGCGACATAAGCGGTGTAAGTTTTGTTCACGGTCAGCTCCTTGCTGGTTGTTGGTTGGTAGGCCTCCAGTATAAGGCATTTCCCACAATGTCCCACAATTTATTTTATAGGGATAAACCCTTACATTGAGGTTATCTCCACATCATGCGGTCTGCGCTTGCCATCAAGTAGATCGTGCAAGCGTTTCTCAGTCAATCGGTGGCATCGATACATGGTGCGAGCAGGCAACATGTTCAGAAGCTCGGCATAGTCGCTCAGAATCGAGCGTACAGCCTGAATTCCTGCCCCATCCATACGAATGGTGCCACCGGCCCTGTTTCGCTTGCCAGCGAGCGCCAAAGCGGTGATGGCATCCATCAGTAAGCCATTGGAGTCCTCGCAGACTTTCATCTCGACCACCAGCGTCTCCATGAGGTTGATCGCATCGGAAACCACACGCCAGTCGTCCGTGGTGGGCGCTGGCGCGGTCTCCATTGCATGCAGGCCTTGGTACATCATGGTGAGCTGGTGCGTGCGAAAATGCTCAGGCAACGGCTCGGTCGGACTGGCCATCATCTCATCGAGGATGGTGTAGTGCCTTGGCCTTGGCCTTGGCTGTGGCTTGCGCTTGCGCATCAATAACCTCGCCAAATGCGAATGTCGACCAGCCACAACGAGACAAAGAACTCGCCACCAGAAAAGCCAATGCCAAACACTGGCCACTTGTGCATCAATGTATCGATGCAAATGTGAAGTTGTTTTTTCATGCCTTGGTCTCCTGTGCTTGCTGGCGCTCCAATTCCATCTTGACGCAGTGCAGAATCTGCGCAGCCAGAGTGCGCGTGTTGCGCTCGGCCATCTTGCGCAGCTCACGCTCGATGTCAGCAGGAAGCCTGATCGTCATGTATCGGTCTTTGATTTTTGAGGTGGCCATCAGTCAGTCCCTCCAGCATTGGTGATTGCATCTTCAAACATGTCAGCGATGGCAGGCACACCGGCCAGCTCGATCGGCACGCCATTGGTGAGCAAACTGACCAAGTCCTCTTGGCCAGCGACCTCGATGTCGAATCGAGTCTGGGCGGCATGCCGAATGGCTTGTGCTTGGTTGCCAGCGCGAATCAGGCGGTGGCGGTTGGTCTCCACATCGGTGACCACATAAATGCGTGTGCTCATGATTAAGCCTTCCAAGTGATGGCTTTAACAGCCCACATCTGTGCAGTCTGTGCCTCAGTGATCGCCACGCTACACATGCGCTTAACCTCTTGGTTGTCGGTTGCGTTGCGTAGGTCGTTCATTTGGTTGATGAGGATGGCAAATCCATCCTTGCAACCGGTCACTGCGTCATCATTGCTGGGATTAAAAGTAATGCCGACAGCTTTCTCGCCATAGGTCAATTCATGTTTCATTTGGATTTCCTTTATGTTGGTTGAAAAAGGCCTGAAGTTTGCCCTTGGCATCATCAGCACCTTTTCCCACTATACAACAGAATCTCACACTTTCAAGATATGCAATCCAGTCTTTCTGCTCGGCACTTAGGCTGCCACCCTTGCTGCGCTTCATCTCCACCCAAAGCCCCCAAGCAGGAATGAATAGATCAGGCACGCCACTGCTCACGCCTTCAGCCTTCAATCGGCCAGCGGTGGCCGGACTGCGAGCGCCACCATTGGGAATGGCAAAGATGCGCACGCCTGGCCAAGTCTGGCGAAACCAGCGCACCAGCTCGCGCTGCTCCTCATGCTCTGTTGGAATACGGTCTAGAACGGACATTCTGGCTCCCACTTAGGACAGGCATCCACCTCGGCAGCAAACTCGGCTGGCGGTGTCATGAAGAACTCGGTGCACAGGCCATCTGTGCCGTACATCTCGCAGGTGTGGCAGCACTTCGGTGGACCGGCCTTGATCCACTCGCGGTAGTCAACCAAAAATTGTGGCTCTGGTGGTCGGCTCATTTCAGACCCCTTTGCATCAGCTTCACCCAGCACCGAGCGCAATGCCACTTGGTGCGCACCGTGACACCACCAAGCGGATCAGCCTCACGACTGCACACATCACAAACCTTGAGCTTGTGCATTCGATTCATTTGTTCTTCAACTGTCATTCCCAGCTCCTTTTCATTACCCTAAAAAACTTTCCGTCCTTGCGATACTCGATCCACTCTGGTGGCGTGGCCATGTTCATGTTCTGCACCATGTCCTCCAGCGTCTTCACATTCAGACCACCAGGCACAATGCTGGCGCTGTTGGCAATACTCAGAAGCTGGCTCATTGCACGCTGGCCTGCATAGCCTTCATGCATGATCGGCAAATACTCGGTGATCGGTGTGTCGCTCAAGCCACCGTAATAAGTCACGGCCAACATCTCAATGCCAGAGGCCTTGCTGATGTGCTTGCGCCATGTCCAGCTCGTCACCTCCAGCTCTTGGCCATCCAAACCCATGATGTCGTCATTACGCAGCACCATTGACTTCTTGACAGGCTCAGGAAACTGCTCACCGCATGAAGGGCAAAGCATCACCGAGATGTGCACCAACTCACCGCAGTGATCGCACACCTTGACTGGTGCCTCGCCATTGCCATCGCCACCCTTCTTTGGTGGCTGCACATTGGTGATCGGACCATGCGACTCAACCACACCGGCAAAGTCGAGCACCAAGCAGTGATCGGTGTGGCTCTTGACCCTCATGCCACGGCCTGCCATTTGCACATACAGGCTGGCGCTCATGGTAGGGCGCAGCATCACCACCAGATCGATGTCCGGATAGTCAAAGCCAGTCGTCAGCACATTGGCATTGGTGAGCGCACGCACACGGCCAGCCTTGAAGTCGGCCAACATGCGCTCGCGCTCTTTTTTTGGTGTCTCTCCAGTCACGCACTCAGCGGTCAAACCCTGCTGGCGCAGGACTTCGGCAACGTGCTCGGCATGGTTCACGCCAGCACAGAAAAACAGCCATGCCTTGCGCTCACCGGCCAAGCTCATGACCTCATGCACCACGGCCTGATTCTTGTCGTCGGTATCCACAGCGGCCTGCAACTCAGACTCGATGAACTCGCCACCACGCTTCTTTACGCCACTCACATCCAGCTTGGCCTTGGTGATCTTTGAGCGCAGCGTGGCCAGATAACCCTTGAACACCAGCTCCTCGATGCTGACAGGCGTGAGCAAATCATCAAACAGCGCAGGCTTGTCGGTGATCAGGCCATGCCCCAAGCGGTAAGGTGTGGCAGTCAGACCAATCACGCGCAGGTGCGGATTGATGGCCTTCAACTCGCCAAGCAGTTTGCGATAGCCACCCTCATCCTTGTGATTGACCAAGTGGCACTCGTCAATGATCACCAGATCGATGTGGCCAAGCGCACCGGCCTTGGTGCGCACAGACTGGATGCCAGCAAACGTGATCGGCTCGCTCAAGTCTTTCTGGCCAATGCTGGCGCTGTAGATGCCCATCGGTGCACCAGGCCAATGCTGACGCATCTTCTCGGCATTCTGTTCGATCAGCTCCTTGACATGGGTCAGCATGAGCACCCGAGTCTCTGGCCAGTTTTGCAGGGCATCCTTGCACAGCGCAGCCACGATGTGCGACTTGCCTGAGCCGGTCGGAAGCACCAGGCAAGGATTGCCAGCATTGCCAGCCTCAAACCATCGGTACAGCTCGTCGATGGTGCGCTGTTGGTAGTCGCGGAGCATCAGCCAACCACCCTTCCACCAAAGTCCTTGCGCATCTGGGCAATCATTGAATCACCGCTGGCGCAGGCATCGGAATTGGCCAGCAACTCCTTGCTACCCCAAACGCCTTCCTGCTCAGGATCACCATTGGCCAGATTCACACCATTGATCTCATACACAGCAGTGAACTCGTCCGGCCCATCCTTGCGCTGCCAAGGCACCAGATCAGGATGCAGGACATGCGACTCGCAGCCAGTGCGCTGTGAATCCAAAGGAATCGAAGCATCCCACTTGGCGCAGTGCCAAGTTGAGTCAGGCATTGCTGTGGCCAAAGCGCAGGTGCGACAGTTCACATGCTTGGTGGTCTTGGACTGGTGGCAGAACTCATGCGCATCACAAAACTTGCACTGATACCAGCTCGCATCTGAGCTGATCGGCTCAGGCATGCGATCACTCAAAGCAATGCGCTGGCCGCGAGCAATGGCCTTGCCTGCCACATCCTTGTCAAACTTCACGCGCTCCGTGTGGATGCGGTCGTCATCCTTGCAGATGGTCAAATACAGCGCACGATCGATGCCAGTACCGGCCATGTAGACCTGCATCTGCACAAAGTGCTCAGGCTTGGACTTCTCCACGCCATTCTTCTCCAGATCGTCAAATGCTTTTTTGGATGCAGTCTTGAACTCGGCAATGTGCTTTGACTTGGGCGCATCTGGGACACCTTTGTCGATGATCGCATCGATGCTGCCAGACACATGGCTGCCAAAGTCCACACGGTGCTGGGCAGACACCTTGCGCACATCGATGCCAATGGCACGCAAGTCGCTGATGATGTTGGCCTCCTCTTGGTGGCCACGACGAAACAAGCGTAGGATGCGACCAGGGAAGCTCGGCTGCACAGCCCAGCGGAAAGACAGCCACAGCCACCGATCACACACATGGCCAAGCGTACTGGCTCCAAGGTGTGGGCGAGGCACCTCGGCAATGGCCTCATGGTGCTTGTCAATCAAGGACTGGATGCTATTATCTGGCTCAGGGATTTTCATGTTTGTCTCTCCTTTGATGAGTTTGCCCAGACCAGTTCACGCTAGTCTGGGCATTTTTTTGCTTACTTCTTAGCCCAAGGTGGCGCGGCCTTGGCAGGTGCAGAATTGCTTTGGACTTGAGGAATGGCCGCAGCTGGCGCTGCACTGCCGGACACAGACTTGAAGCCCTTGACCTCATTGCTTGCACCGTACTGAGCGTCCTCCTTGACCTCCAGCTTGATGGCGATCTGGCCACCAATCAACTGGTCGGTGTCGGTCACTTTGGCCAAGCCAATGGCACGCATGATGTCTCCCAGCTGCTGGCGACCAATCTCCTCGGCCTTGGGGTTGGCATTCTTGATGTTCAAGTTGCCAAACACCACACGACCTTGGTGACTTGGGCCAGT